TCCTGGCCATCCGTGACCGTAACCACCCGCTCCGCAGACGGGTAGTTTGATTGAATGACGTAGAAGAAGTCCGCGTCCGCCGGGCCGATCTGCGTGTCGGCGTCCGGCAGCTCCTGCGTCCGGTAGCGGATGCGTCCACCGTCGTTCAGGTCGATCGGCGCCTTCACGTTGGCGCCGCTGTTGAGCTTGATCGAGCTTCCGTCGACAACGGCACCGTTGTTGAAGTTTGGGACTCCGGTCCATGTGCTGTTGCAGTCGACCTGAAGGGACCCCTGGCTGTCGATCGTGACGGCGGCGTTCAGGTTCACCGGCCCATCGAAGTCCGACGTTCCGTGGAACGTGATGTCACCTGTGATGTTCCCCTCGCCATCAACCCAGAAGTCGCCCGAAACACGGAGCCCCTGGCCGCCGATCTCGAGCTCGCTCGAAGGGTTGAAGGTGCCGCCCGTGTTGGCCGGGAAGATCGCCTTGATGGCCTCGAGGTATTGGCTGGCGGCTACTCGGTCGGGGTTGCCGTCCGGTGAGACCCCAGCGTCATCGAGCAATGCCTGCAGGAACCCGTGGAGGTCGGACATCCACGCGGCCTCGAAGGGCGTCCCGTCGCCGCTGCCGGCCGACGACTGGTTCTTCGGCTTGCCGTGCGGCCAGCCACCTTGGCCGGTCAGCACCTGTCCCGGGTATTCGTCCTGGAGCTTGATCGCCATCGTTTCGCTCAGCTGTATTGGGCGGCGTTCAGCTTGGCCTTTTCGCCGTCCTGCAGGGTGTAGCCGCCCGTAACCACGCCGCCGCCGGTCTCGTGCAGCTCGACGCCGCTGAACGTGCCGCTCGCGGCGTGGACGATCCCGGCGATGATGCCGGCGATCTCGGCTTGCGTGACGCGGTTGCGTGGAAGGTACGAGAGCCCCTCGATGTACGGCTCGCGGTCGCGGAGGTACTCGTCGACGCCGTTCTCGATCGACGTCTTGATCGTCGCTTCGTCGTCGACCGTGAGATCCGCGACCACGATGTCGAACGACTTCCGCGCGATCGCGAACACGTTGACGGCCGCGTTGGCGGGCCGCCGTGTCGGGACGCCCGACTCGTCCTTGTCGATCGCGGCCGCGACGTCGTCGAGCTGTTGCTGCGTCGGGATGCCGTCGGCGCTCCCGGAGCTCGCCTCGGTCGCCTCGCAGTACACGTCGATCTCGCCGGGCGTGTCGGAGGTGTAGGGGTATGCGTGGATGATCCCCGTGACGCCCTCGGCCCAGGCCTGATAGTCCGCGTACGCGCCGCCCTGTGGCGGCGACTGTCGGCGCCGGCGGACACGCCCTCGATAGACCTCGGTGCCCTCGGCGTCTGCGGCCGTCTTCTGCTGCGAGGAGACCGTCGCCTCGCGCTCGACGTCCGATAGCGGCTTTAGGAAGCTGACGGTGTCGCCGGCCTCGAGGTTTCCGATCGTGCCCCGGCCGCCGTTGCCGTCCTGGTCGGACGACGCGCGGATCGTGACCTGCTTGGTCGCGGCGTCACGATCGAAGGGCTCGAGCGTCAGGTAGATGACGCCGGTCTCCTTGCGGATGAGCTGGGTCCCGGCCTCGACGGTTTCGCCGGTCTGATCGGTGACCGTGACGTCGACGATCAGCTCGGCGCGCGTTGCTGCGTCGGGGTCGCCGACGCCGATGAGCCGTCCGAGCTCGACGAGCGGGCGGACCGTCTTGCCGTTGATGGTCGTCTCGCGATCGGTCGCGTGGCTGACGAACATCTGCAGCCCGAGGAAGCCAGCGTACTTGTAGAGCAGCGTCCGCTGCCCGGCGAGCGTCGTCGACAGCACGCGCTCGAACGCCTTGGGCAACAGCGGGATCGTCTGCGACAGCTTCGACTCGAGCTTCGCGATGAAGCTGTCGGCGAGCTCCTTCGTTGTCGGGACGGTCCAGCTCATGGCTGCCAGGGGTCGGTGAACGAGTAGGAAAACTCGGTGTTGTCGACGAGGATCTTGACGTCGAGCGACGTGCGCTTCGGGGCGACGATGCGAGCCCGCGTCGACACGGCCCGAGCGATCGTCTGCGTCATCCAGTCGAGATCACGCTTCGCCGCGTCCTCGAGGCGCCTCAGGTTGCCGGGCGTCGCAGGCAGAGATCGGAGCAGGTGCTGCGTTTCGCTGCGCTGGTGGCGCTGCTCGTCGGGCTCGATGCGGTTGCCCCACCACTGCTGCGGGTCGTCGGCGTCTCGGCCGCTGTCGCGCTCGTTGCCGCCGAACAGCGACAGATAGGCGGACGTCTCGAGCCCCTCCGAGGTGAGGATGCGTCCGTTGACGGCCTCGATCTCGCCGCCGTCGTCGGTGTGTCGGAGCAGGACCGCGCTCACCAGCCCACCAGAATCGTGCCCATGTCGGTGTTGGCGGTGATCTTCCTCACCGCGGCGACGAGCTGCTTGCCCACGTACAGGGCGCCGGTCAACGGCCGAGTGTTACCCGCGGCCGTCACGATCTCCAGGGTCGATCCGCCGCCCGCGTCGAGCACCATGATGCCTCGCGCCGGGTGGCCCGTCGGGCCTTCGGCGACCAGATCGATCTCGGAGTCGAAGTCGCTCCCGGAGTACTCCTTGACGTCGACGAATGCGTCGACGCTGCCGACGCCGGTCTCGAGGTTCTCGTTGGACATGGTCTGCTACTACGACTTCACCTTGACGGTCGTCGACGCGACCGACTCGGGCGTGTGCGGCGAAGGCATCGGTGATGCCGGGGCAGCGGTCGTGGTTGGACTGCCTGGGCCTGGGTTGTAGGAGTGGGTGTGCGCGTCGAACGCGCTCTTTACGGCATCGATGTCTGCCTTCACGGCCTCGAGCTCGCCCAGCACCTTGGACGCGAGTGCCGCGAAGTCGTCGGGCTCGAGCCCCACCTCGACGGTGCCGTCGTTGCGCAGCCAGAGGACTCCGACGATCGTTCCGCTCGCCGGGTCCCGCGCGTACCGCCGCACCTCGCCGCCAGCGGCCTTCGGCTGATTCTTCGTGTCGGCGTAGCCGGTGACCTGCTCGCGTCCCGAGCCCGGGGCGCGCTCGGTCGCCACGTAGTCGCCAGGCAGCGGCTGCGAATCCTCTCCGGGCGGGCCGAAGTGCCGGGCCGTGACGTTGCCTCCGCCGCCCGGATCGCCCGTGACGTCCGAGACGTGAGCCCCGCGGACGACCGCGCGCGCGAAGTCGAGGACCTTGGCTATGCGTCCCATGGCTGTTCGTCCGGGACCTCGCCGGTGAACGCACCGGGCAACACGATCTCCAGCGACGCCGTCTTCTCTTCGTCGTCCCGTTTAAGCGTCGCGGACCGCACGATGAACTCGGTCTCGCGGTAGATGAAAGCGTCAGGCGCCTTGAGCGTGATCGTTGTGTTCGGCTTCCAGAGGTCGCCCTGCGGGTCCCGCCACGTCGGCAGACCGTCGACGGTCCAGCTCAGGGCGTTGGCGAACATCCTGCCGAGCTTGGCGCGGACTGCCGCCGGCCCGTCCTCGGGATCGATGTCCTCGAGGTCGAAGCTGAAAGGGCGATCGACGTCGGTTAGCCACGGGTTGCGCTCGGTGTATTTGGCGCCATCGACTCCTGCCTGCGTCGCCGTGAAGCCCGTGATCTCCGAGAAGTACTCCCGCGTGTTCATCCGCGGCGTGACCGACACGGTCGGCTGTAGACCCTCCTCGAGGCGCGCCACGGGGTTCCCCGGCTCCACGGAGCGCCAGCACAGAAGCGCGCCCTCGGGCGTGTTGCTGATGACGAGGTTGCGCTGCTTTGCGAGCTCGGCGAGGAACGGGTGGATCTTCTTCGACGGCTCGAGCGCGACGCGCTTGAACGGCGCCCCGTCGTCGTCGCGAAACTCGACGTCGAGCCCGAACGGGTTGCCCAGCGCCTCCATGATCTGGCGCAGCGTCGCGTTCTCGAACTCGAGCGGCACGTTGGCCGCTGCGGCCGTACAGTCTGCGAGCCGAGCCGGAAGCGCATACCCGGTCACGTCGACGCTGCGCTCGTTGGGGCGGATGCGCGGCAGGATGTCGACCATCGTCCCGCTGAACAGGACGTCGCCGCCCACCGAGACGTTCAGGGGCTTGAACGAGAAGGGCTGAAAGGTGTCGCGGAACTCCTGTCGGCCGTGCTCGAACGGCGCCCGGAAGCTGCACGACCAATAGGTGTCGAGCCCCATCGTGATCGCGAGCTTGTTCCAGAATCGCCAATTCGAGCCGCTGAGCAGCCCGAGTGGACCGGAGTCCCCGCCGATCGCCAGGTAGACTTCGTCGCGGTCAGGTGTAGTAAACAATGGTCTTGCCGCGCGGCAGCTCGAGGATCTCGTCGCCCGTGAGGTTGTTGCTGTTGATCAGGAACGTGAGCCTCTCGTCGGACACGCTGCCGTAGAGCTCCGACGCCAGGTCGAGGACCGTCCGATCGCGGTCGAGCACGATGCGGCGCTCGGGCACCAGCGAGAATGAAATCTCGATCAGAAACCCGGCCGTCAGCGAAACGGCCCGCTGCAGCTCCTTTAGCGCCTGCCCCTGGTCGATCTGGTAGGCGCCGAGCGCGTCGATCTGCTCGAGCGCTTCGAAGCCGCCGTCCCGCCACGCGACGAGTGCGTCGAACTGATCAAGGACCGAGTCGGCCGCACCGATCGCCTCGGGCTTCGTGGCGAACTGATTGTTGACGACCGACGCGACGGAGCCCCCGACGGCGTTCATGGCGAACAGGTCGGATGCGTGGAAGTCGTTCGAGACGCGGGTGTTGAGCTGCTGCAGGCTCGTCCCGATGTCGAGCGCGTCGCCGGGCTTGGCGGCGTTGGAGCCGAAGATTTTCTCGGCGAGCTGCTGGTAGCCGTCGAGCCTCGACTGGATGCCCGCGAGCGCGCGCGCCGGCGCCTTCGTGAGGTTCGAGACCTGCTGGGCGAGCAGCAGTGGCTTGCCGACGAGCTCGTCGATCCCTCGGTTCACGAGGCTTTGGATGTCTCGGAACTCCTTGTTGACGGCCGTCGTGGTGTCGGCGATCGCGCCCGTGACGCCCGCCACCGCGTCGAGGAAGCCCGTGATGGTCCCCTTGAG